CCACAACCGCGCTCTGGGGGGAGGGCGTGGCCGGGGTCGGATCGCGGTGTGGGGCGTTGAGCGAGGCGAGGCTCGGCTACATCCAGCTGGCGACCGTCGGCGACCTGTCGGGCTGTGCCGCAGGCGAACCCGGCAAGGCTTGCTCGAGGTTGTTTTGAATAGTGGATACCAAGGACTGAAGTTGCTCCATCCCTGGCTGTCCCATATCGTTGGGCAACATTGAGATCGCTTGCTCGTAGGCGTTGAACGCCGCCACCTCCGGCTCCTGATTGGGCAAAGACTGCGGGTTTTCCATAATTTTCCTTTCGTGTCTTGAACCGCTTTACAGCACGGTTCTGTTCTGCGACTGCATCGTCATAAGTCTTCGACCGCTTGCCGTCGGTGATCTTGTGCCAGCCGTAGTACGACTGGTCCAAGGCCATGAATACGACATTCGGCTCGCCATTGTTGAACGCGCTGAATGCCTCTTTGTTCCAACCCTCGGGCGCCTGGGTGTCATCCCAGGGTAAACGCGAAGATGCGACAAATCCATGGGCCGCATAGAACTCCGGCAAGATCGTCTCGAATGCATCGAGTTTCGTGCCGCCAGCGGCCACGGCCAACTCCATGACAGAGCGGCCAGCACCACCCTGGGAAAACACCGAGACGATGTCCCCGTCGGGTTTGACTGCCACGCCAGACAGGCCGTCTTCAGCAAGGAATAGGCGCATACCCTTGTAGTCCTCGACCGGGTAGACATAGACTGCGGCGCCCATGTCGCCACTGGCCTCTTTGCTGGCAGTGATGGCTTCAGCGAATCGTTGTGCATTCTGTTCGTTGCCTTGCTCCAACTCGTAAAACTTGGGCACCGTGATGCCATTGTTGCGGTACACACGGGCCAGGCCTGCGCCTGCTTTCCATTCCTGCGAGTAGGTGACGAGGAGTTTTTTTAGAACCCGAACTTTTCCGCCATCTCCACTGCTTTTTGCCGTGTAAGACCAGGATTGTTTCGCATCGCCGCTTCGATTGGATCTTGCAATTCTGGTCGCGACGGCGCCTGCGAAGAGGCGTTTTTCTCTTTGAGTAAAGCCTCCAGTTTCGGCTTGCTCCCCTCCAGCGACCTGCGCTTGCTCATCCTGTAGTCGTGCTCGTCTTGCGCGTTCATCTTTGGACTCCTTCTTCAATGCGTTGTTGATCTTGCGATCGGAAATACCCAAGTCACGCGCAACACCTGCGGCGGCGTTGGCGTAGTCTGGGGCATCTTCATCACTATACCCATCTGTTGACTCTTGGTCAACATTATTGTCTTTGGCCGACTCGTACAGTCGTTTTTCTGCATACCAGAGCACAGCCTGCAAATCGGCCATGGTCAGGTCGGCATAGGCCGGATCGGCCTGCAACTCGGCCAGGATCTGGGCGAAGACGGAGCGGATGTAGGTGCGCTCGTGCGGGCCAGCCGGGGCTTCCTTCTGGCCGTCGTTGTACTTGGCCAGGCTGTTGCCTGCCTTGCGGATCTCCTCGCCGACCTTGGACTCGTTCATCTGCTCGCGCAGTTTCGGGTCCATCGAGGCCTTCTGGATGGCGTCAGCCAGGCGATTGATTTCAGTGTCAGCAATGGGCACACCAATGACCTCGGACAGGCGACGGGCCTGCTCTGGCGTGGCACTGCGCACAGCGGCGTCCAGGCGGGCCGTAGCCGTCTCGATGTGCTTGGGCTGGGTCTTGATCAGGGTGCCGGTCCAGCGGCCCCAGGTGCGGATCAGCCAGCGGTCCATGGTCAGCGAAGTGAAGTCGCCGTACAGGTTCGAGAAGAAACCGTTGCCGATCTTTGGACCGATGATGGCCGAACCCTTGACTACGGTATCGGCGTGCTCGCCGCCTGGCTTCAGATCCTTGCTGATCGCGCTGATCTCGCCGACCGTGAAATTGGTCTGCATGAACTGGCGCAGGTTCTTGATGCCCCAGGCCTTGACCAGGTCGTTGAACAGCGCCAGCGAATCATTTATCGCTCCCTGCGCCTGCCCGCCTTTGATGTCGGTGGGCATGACCTTGTTCTGCTTGTAGTAACTGTATGCCTTCTCGGCCAACTCGAAGTTCTTGTCGACCTTCAAGCCGTTGGATGTGACAGCCAGCGCCCAGGTGAATGCGAAGCGTGCGTCCTCGTTGGTCGCGATCTCAGGATGAACCAGCGCCATGACGGCCAGCGCCTGGCGTGTTTTCTCGTCGTACCAGCCGATCGCGTTGGGGTTTTGCTCAAGCGCAAAGCGTGCGTCTTTCAGGCCGACGCGCACCAGATACTCGGTGGTCTGAGGCGACGGCACAGAGACATCGACGCCAGCGGCGCCAGCGGCCTCTTGCACTGCCTTCTGGATGGCCAACTTCAGATCGCGGCCCTTGTTCCACACTTGGCTCTTGGCGATGTCAAGCGCGTTGGTCAGTTCGGATTGGTTGTCGACAGTCTCTGGAATGTCTGCCTGCGCATCGATCGCGGCCACATCATCGGCCACTGCATCTTCCTCACTGTTGACGATGTCGGAGTCGGTCAGCGATTCGGTTTGCTGTGCAGGCTCTTGTGCGCCCTGGCGTAGCAGGTCGGCAGTCTCACGCGACCAGGTGCCGTCATTGAACGGCGACTTGACTGCGGCAGGATCGAACACAACGATCTCGCGTGCATCAGGCGCGACCTCGAGGATCACACCGTCGTAGCCCTGGGCCTGGAGTTCGGCGGTAAATGCGTCAGCGGCTTCGCGGCCACCAGCGCGGATGCGTGCCTTGTCCTCCATCGTCGCGTAATACGGATTCTCGAGGCGGGCATACAGCGGCATGACATTCTCGCCAGCCTGGCCAGTGCGGCGCTTCTGCATGGCGTAGACCTCGGCCATGTCTGCGCTGTCGGTCAGGTAGACGCCAGTGCCAAGCCAGCCGGAATCTTTGCGGTTCGGGTGGTCAGGGTCGAATGCAGACACATCATCGGCGGTGCCGTGGTACAGCGTCTGCGGACGGCCTTGTTCATCCTGGAACATCGATGCGCCAAACCATGCACGGAACGGATCGCTGTCGATGTTGACCTGGTCGTTCTGATTGAACAGCGCCATGCCACCGACCTGGCCTTCTGCACGCTCGACGCGGTACATGTAGCGGTCGTAGAACTCGGTCGGCATGATCTTGAGCGATGCCGCCTGGGTCACAACGAAGTCGCGCACAAGTTGCGCATTGATGCGTGCCGCATTGTCGGTGTATTGCTTGGTCGCCTTCAGTTGCTGGAACATCGTGGCCTCGACCTGGCGAGCGGACTTCACGAATTCCTTGTTGGTCATCTCGACCTTGGCGTTCTGTTCCATCTGAGTCTTCATGATCTCAGCCTGGTTATCGATGAACTCGCGTGCCTCGCGGCGCGTCATCATCTCGCCCTCGATGCGCAGGTCATCAATCAGCGCAGTGCTGAACTCAGTCGGTGCAATTTTGGTCTGGTACTCAGACACTGGGATTGCAATGTCGCCGCCAGTTGCAATGGCCGTGTCGAGTTGGTCGCGCACAGACGGCGACACCTCGGCAACGCGCTCTGCCAGGCCGGATTGTTTGAGCGTCTCGCCACTGATGTAGACCGTGGTGACATCAGTCTCTTGCGACACCTGGTCAATCCATTCGCCGAATGTCTCAGCACTGCGTGCCCTGACTTTGCTGGCGCGAGAAAACTCCTGGACCTTTTCAAATGCTCGAGCACTACGCTCGGCAGACTCGGCCTGCAACATGGTGCCGCGATAGTTGCCAGGCACTTCGACCAATGCGGTCGGAATCTCAGCAAACGCTTCAAGCAGGATTTCGCCAGGCTTGAATTCGCCAGTCAATGCTTGTGCTGTTGCTTCACCAGCGGCGCCACCAGCGGCTTGAACAGCGCCTTCGCCAACAACTCGAGTGCCAACACTGAGTGCTGTTGGCCGTGCGCCTTTGAGCAATTTGCCAGCAACACCAGCAGTCAATGCGTCAAACAATGCGATTGGCACACCGCGCTTGAGCGCCTTGTCGCGTGCTTCGGCCATCAACTTGTCATCAGTCAGCACACGGTAGACCTCGTTGGGGTCTGTCATGTTTGTGTTTTTGGATGACATCACCTCATCAATAGTGGCCGCATACTCTGTAAAGAAACTGGTTGTACCTGCGGCGCCAGCCACAGCGAGCGGACCCATTGGAACAGCGGCGGCGGTAACTGCCAGACCAGGCGCTCCAATACCAAGCGATTCAAAGATCACTTCTTTGACGGCTTTTGGGTTTGAGATGATTGCGCTGAATGCCTCGCCAAATGTCTTAGCGTCGCTGATGTCTTGCAGGCCAGTCTGGATGTCTTGCGGCATCGGGAACCGTTCGACATTGCGCTGGTAGTTGGCCAGGTTGACGGCCTGCTGTACCTTCGGATTGAAGGTAACGCCATTGGCTTCAGCCGCCGCTTGCTGACGAGAGCGTAAGCCCTTTATCATTGAGGTGTCTTCAAGCATGAGCGAGAAGCCCTTCTTGAATCGCGCATAGCCACGCTGGAACGGCTCAGTGATTTCTTCAAGGAACGAACGCTCGATCGGCTTGATCGTGCCGTACTCGCGCTCGATGCCAGCCAGGTTGCTTGAATCGTCGTGCGAGATCTTCGCGTTGTTCGGGTTGCTCAACCATTGGCCAAGCAATGGAGACTTTTGCAATACCTGGTCAAACTCATTGAGTTGCACATTGCGGTTGACCTGGGCGTAGTTGCGCTGGACGATCTCGAGCGGCACACCAGACTTGCCGGACAAATTCTTTGCACGCGCAACCTCATCAGGGTTTGCATCAAGAGATTGATACAGACTCGTGCGCAGTTGTGTGCGCTGGCCACTGACTACATTTGATGCGGCGGCGTCGATGTTCGGCGCCTTGACATTGCCAGCAACACGCGACGCGGCGGCGTCAAATTCGTCATCAGGTACTTGCATCATCTCGTCGTGTCCTTTACTTCATCTGCATGCCGTATGCTTCATACAGCGTCGCGTCAATTTGTTGCTTTGTTGGGTTCGATACGCCATTGCGAATGAGCGCCTCACGAGCCTTTGATCTCTGCGCATCAGTGAACTCTGGCTTGAACTTGCCTTCTTCGCCACGGGCACGAGCCTCGAATCGATACATGTTCGGGTCAGGACGGTACCATGCGCCGGTAAGCACTTCGCCCTGGAGCACAAGGCCATCAATCACACGCTGGCGCTCGGCTTGGTCCAACTTGCCGCCTTTCTGCGTTTGAGCCGCAAACAGCGCCTTGTTGGCTTCAGCAGTGAACACGCCAGCAGTCTCGTTCTTCAATCCCAACTGCTTGATGGTCGCGCTGATTTGCTGTTGCGTCGTAACTGCCTCGGGCGCTTCGTTCTTCGTGCCAATCGTGCGTTGCAGATTGATGAAGTGATTGCGGTCGCCAGGTGACAGGCGGTCAAAGAATTTGCGCAGGTCGAACTTCGCAGGGTCTTTGAAGTCAGGATTGCGCATGGCCTCCTGCGTCAACTGGTAGTAGGTGTTCGGATCAGTCTTGACCTCGGTCCCCTTGGTGCGCGCCTCCAGATCAGCCTTGGCCGTGCGCTGTAGGCTGGCGAGGTCAGCGCCGTCCATGCCAGCAAGAATGGTCGCTGGTATTTTGCTGAAGTTTCCAGTTTCTGCGTACACGCGCCAGGCTTTGTCTTTGGCTTCGCCTTGTGCTCGAGCAATGATCGTGGTTTTTTCAGAATCAAAAATCTTGAGTCGTTGCACGACCTGGTCTTCATCTTTGCCTGACAGGCGCTCGCGTGCGATCTTCAATGCCGCCGCAATGTTGCCGCCAGTTTCGGCCCAAATGCCATCAGCAAGGCCTTGCTCACGCTTGTCTGCTGTACCGATCTCCAGCGCCTTAGTTGCACGCTGGAAAGTCTCTGGCGTCATCTCATTGCCGTAGCGTTGCAAGTAGTCGCGTGCGTTGTCCAGGTTCTGGCCATCGATCGCGGCCTGCACTGCTTGGCCATGGATTGCATTGGTTGCCTTGAGAATCAGTTGCTGGCGCTGTGCGCTGTCGGCCTCATAGCCGAGTTTGTCGGCCAACACATTGGCTTCTTTTTTTGCCGCGCCGTAATAGATCGCAAAGTCGCCCTGCGGATTGCGGAATCCAGCAGAGTAGCGAACCGCGTCGTTGACCAGTGTGTCAACCTTGGCGCCAGTTTCTTTGACATCGTATTCGCGTTGCTCAACAAGCGAGTGCTTGATGATTGAACTTTCTGCACTGCGCAACCTGACATTGGCCGCGTTTCTGAGCATGACTCGTTGCACATCGTTTTGTGCTTTGCCCATTTGATCTTCAAAAGCCGCACTAATGTCGGTGCGAACTTTCATTGCGGCGTTGACTGCATCCTTGCCTTTAAGTGTCAAGAACTGCGTTTCAATTGTGTCTGCCTGCGCCGCGAAGTTGTTGTAGAGTTCTTTGGTCGCGGCGTCATCAAGTTCACCTTGCAGACGGTCGGCGATCTTCATCACCGTCGTGCCAAAACTCTGAACAGCCTGGCCAGTCTTTTGAATTTGCTCGCCAGTGAAATTGCGCATCGGCTCCACGGTCGGAGCCTGGAATGCAGGCATGTTGCCTACGCCTGCTTCTTGTGTCGGTAAATCGTAAACGGGTACTGTTGCCATGGTGCGTCCTTAATATTCGATGCCAAGTTTCGCGGCCATTGAGGCAAGTTTGCGATCCTGGTACCAGGCGCTGGCCACTGAACTGGCGCCACCCAGCAGGCTGGTTGTTGCGGCCATTCCTGGGCTGATCGTTCGCGACGATGCCATGACATTCTCGGCAGATACATCCTGGATTGCGGCCTGGGTCAGGTAGTTCTGGCGCTGGAGTCGTGCGGCCTCGGCACTGCGCACAGTCTCCGAGTTGACGGTCAGCATGTCGATCTCTTTCATGAGGTCGGTTGTTGCGATCGTCTCAACAGCACTACCGACACCAAGGTCGATGCCTCGTGCGGCCATCGATGCACGCTGTGAACTCTTGATCTTGCCAGCACGCAGGCTCACCTGGCCCTGCTTGAGGTTGCCAGCACGCATGATCTGCTGGGCCGTGAACTCGGCCTGCACTGCGTTAAGTTGAGAGATGTCTGCTTGGAATGCCAGGCTCGATGCCTGCGATTCAAGTTGCAGTGCCTGGCTCTTGGCGTTGAAGTAGGAGCCAATCGCGCCCTGGATGGCTCCGCCGACGGCGAAGATCCCGCCCAATTGGCTTGCCTGTCCAGGCGTCAAAAAGGTGGCCATAGGTCAATTCTCCTGTTGGGCCTGGGCTGTGTGGGATGTGTTGACCTTACCTCCACAGCGCCAGGCTATTGCATGGTTGAACATTACCGAGGCGGCTGGATCTTACGGGTACCTTTACCCACCGATCGCAACCTCGAGCGTCATGCCGACGATTGTCAGCGGTAGCGGATCGCTTTGCCGGATGTAGACCTGGCCGCTGTCGAGCCAAGACGGGGTCAGCATGATCTGGATCTCCTGCGTCTTGAGTTCAGGTGGGGTGCCGTACGGCTCGGTGGTCCGTTGCTTGGCCTCGACCAGGTTGTCTGCGTCTGGGCCAATGAAGATGCCGGAGGACTGGTACACGCGGAGCCAGGCCTTGTTGACATTCTTGTACCGACCCTGGCCCATGCCGTTGTCGATGCCCATGGCCAGCGGCAGGCTTTGCAGGTCCGCCTGAATTGGCAGGCCAATGTGGATGATGCTTGCGGCACGGTCGATCGTGATCGATCCGCTGGTCACAACCTTGCGCGGTTGCACAGCACCGTCAGCAAGGATCGAGACGGTTTTGCCCTCGAGCCAGGACAGCCCACTGATCGTGTTGCGTGCAAACGAATAGCGGGTCGTGGCGGTGTTTCTGAGGGCCGCAGGTAGGGTGTTGTCCACCCGAGCCGTTGCGACCGTTGTGGAGGTCGTGGAGCGGATCGTGAGGCGGTATTTGTTGCCAGCGGCATCAGTCAGCACGATGGCGTCGTTGACATCGCTGGTGCCTGGGTAGGTGAAGATCGGGGTGGACGCCGTGATGGTCAGCACATCAGCCGGACCCCAGGTCGTGCCGCCGCTCACCGTGACCGTGGTGGCCGTAGTGTTTGTGCCGTCGTATGTTGCGCCAGAGTCAACAAAGAATGCGTCTTGCAAGTTTGTGAAATGGCGGCTTGCCATGCGCTCGATATAGCGCACAGTGTTGCCGTTGACTACTCGGCGCACGACCACATACAGCCGGTCTTCGTTGCCCTCGGCCACCACCGTGCAAGACTCGAACACGCCATCAGTGTCATGCTTGTGCCAGGCGCCGATCTGTTGCTCTGGCACATAGGTCAGGCCAAGCAACATTCCAGATGTCGAGACAAACCAGATCATTTGAATGGGCGCCTTGGCAAAAGCCATGTCGACAATTTCTAAGTTGTCAAACAGGTGGGCCGATCTGATCGACATGTCGTTGGTGATGAAGCCGTTGGCCTGCCAGTTGTAGCCAAGTTCGCGCACATGGCCACCGCGTGCGGCGCAGTAGATCAACGCGTTGTTGATGATCACTGGTTGAACATTCGATGCACCGATGTACGACTGCGGTCGAACAGAGATCGTGTTGGGGGTGATCTCGTCGCTGTTGAGCGATGACACGCGCCACTCGGCAGAGCCAGTCAGCAACAGCAATTGCGTCAGCGGAACAATGTGTCGGATCGTGTTGGCTTCGCGTGCGGCCACGCGGAACTCGATGCGGTCATCGTCGCGGATGGGCAGGCCATAACTAAGGTTGGACTCAGTGCCCGACTTTGTCATCCAGATCTTCTGCGGCTCGTTGATGGTGCCAGCAAAACAGCGACGCTGTTCGAAGTACGACACAGCGCCTGGGTAGTTGCTGGCGCTGGTGAATTCGTTGTCGTAGATGGGAGGAGTAATCGACAGATCCGGCGCGATGTTGTTGTCAACGATGCTCGTGCCAGTCGTGCTTCCAATGTATCCATACAGACCACCCAGCAGTTTGTAGACGCGATACCGTGCGGCACCAGAGACAGCCGTCCACGAAATCGTGTTCGTCGCGCCGGTCACATAGATGTTGTTCGTCACAGATGCCACGCTCGACTGCACAGACTCGCCGATCTCGTCGGATGTCACGGCAGTCACCACATAACTCATCGTCTCGTATGTGTCTGCGTTGGTTGAAGATGATGCTGGGATGTAGCGCGTTGCAGTCACGCCAGTGGGCGCGGCAATCGGTGCGCCAAAGTTGATTGTGGTCAAGGTCCAGTTGGTTGCACCCAGGCGGCGCAGTTCACGCGGCGCGTAGTTCGGGTGGACCAGCGTCATCACATCGGCAGACTGCACATAGTGAATGTCGAACAGGTCGGCCTCGGCGTACGGGTTTGCGATTTCGTAAGGCACGCTACCAGACATCAGGGTCGCGCCCTGCGTGTGGAAGCGGATGTAGCCCGCTCCCAGTTCGATCACCATGGTTTGTGTGGTCGAGTAGGTGAACGGGATCAATCGCGTGCGCTTGGTGCTGTCTTTGACTGCACGCACGAACGCAGTGCCTGGCCGGTTCTCGGCTGGGCCTTGCGGCGTTGCGACGAAGTTTTTCATCGTGGCCGCGCCGGTCTGATATTTCACATCATCGATGCGGCCAAACATCTCTGGCGACATCTCTCCGCCAGCAAACGAGCGTTGCAGTGTGCGTACATTCGGCATGCTTATCTCCCTGCGATCCAGGGCACGATCTGCTCTGGTTGAATCTTGCGTGCGTTGGAATCAGCCTCCATAGCCTTGCCCAGGTACAGCGTAGTCATGGCCACGCATCGCTTGGCCTCTGCGGCGCCCTGATCACCTTTGATCACTGGGCCAGCCAGCATCGATGCCAGGTGCCACGACAGTGTGATTGTGAACAGAGGAGAGAACTTTGTCGGGTCAGAAATTCTTGCGTGATAACGCAGAACAGCCTGCTTTTGATTGGTCAGAATAATCTCAGACCCATCAGCGGCAACCTCGACTGCAAACTTCTGCGGCACATACTGGCCAGCGGCCACAGAGGGCGAATAGTTGGTGTAGAAGTCCGGGTAGGTTTCAGGTGTGAAGTTGGTGCTGTAATCATCGCGGGCCTCTGGCGGCAACACGGCAATGATGTCAGATGCATCACCAGGCATGGCATACGCGTATTGCCACATTGGCCATGTGTTTTCAACTTCGGCGCCGTATGCGCGTTTGGTCGCAAAGGACCAACTGTGCATCTCGAGCAGAGTGTCTCGTGCAATGGGATAAAAGCGTTGGCAGTGTTCTGCCTGAGCAGATCCCTCGGGTGGGTCAATGCTTGCGATGGTGGCGTTGTCGCCGAGGTGCGCCAGCGCAAGGTTACAGATGTCGACAACTGATGCCATCATGGCCTCCTAAATGTAAAAAGGGGACCGTGGTTTCCCAACGGCCCCCCGTGACTTACGGCTTCCAATCAGGAAGGATTACACGGAGCCTTCGACCGACTCGCGCTTGGCCTTCGGCGTCCACTTCTTTTTGTCAGAAGCGTCAGCCTTGACCTCATTGCCTTCATCGTCAACAGGCACAAGAGCGGCACCAGGAGGGCCGTCATAGTCAACGATGTCGCCATCGTTGCGAAGACCGTTGTTGACAAAGCAGGGCGCGATTACTCGGTATTTAGGCATGTGCAATTCTCCTTATCAGACCACAGCGAAGCCAGAAGCGTAGAACTTCTTGCCGTCCTGAACATCCATCACGATGTCGGCGGTAACTTTACCAGCCGAGTTCGTGCCAGACACAGTGTAGCGAGCGCCCAAGTAACGCTTGCCGAGCGAGCCGATCAGCGGGTTCAAACGCACGGCAACATTGGTGCCGAGCGGAAGACTAGCAGTCACGATCGCGCCGGAAGCGCCAATCACCTGGACATTGCTCGACAGAGCGGCATTGTCAGCGATGATCACTTCGAAGTTGGTAGAGGTACCACCAGCGAAGGCTTCGGTCACAGCGAAGTTCATGAACAGGTCTTGGCCTTCACCGATGTCGCGAGCGACAGACAGGTCGACAGTATCAGTCGACACAGCGGTGGTGGTTACGGCCTGAGCGTCAGAGACGCGGAGCAATTTATCGGTAATCATGGTTTGATCCTTTCAGGGTTAAGTTGACCAATTAAGAAATGGCCGCTTCAGTGTTGAGCAGAGCATCAACACGACGGAGCGGAACGCCCAGGAAGGACAGCCAAGAGTAAGGCATACCGAACTGGCTCAAGCCTTCGTTGATCTTCAGCACATACTGGCTCTTGTCCAATGCCGCGATCGACAGACCAGAGTGGACGGTGCGGTTCATGTAGAACGCGGCACGACCCATAGCCATGTTGGGGATGCGGTACAGAGCACGAGCCATCAGTTTGATGATCGCGGTTGCGGCGCTAGGAGCCTGGGTGCCAGTCTGAGCGATCAGGTCGGACACATCGATGTTTGCGATGCGCACGACATAACGCCAGTCTTTCACGACCAGACCATTCTTCCACTGGTAACGAGTAGCCAGGGCTTGCATGCGAGTGCCGTCGCTGTTGTAGACGGTTTGCTCGCCGAGGTCTTCATGAATTAGACCAGCCTTGGAACCCTTCGGGAACGGGCAGTACACAGTGTTGTCGCCCCACACCACGAGGTAGATCGAGGTGTTGTCAGAGCCAGAACCACCAGCCTTCAGAATGTTCTGACCGTTGGCGGCAGTGCTGTCGCTGTAGCGAGCGGCCAAGCCGAGGAACTGCTTCGGGTCAACGCCAGGGTTGCCGTAGAACAGAGTCGTTGCTTGGGTTTGGTTCATCGCCTCGAGGAAGGCGGTGTCTTCAGACAGGCGGAACTGAGCGGTGTTGCCGTTCAGCATGGCCAAGTCTTTGTCCACTTCAGAGCGGGCTTCCAAGATGCCGCAAGCCTCGTCCACTTGTGCAGTGGTCGATTTGCTCGACGGGATACCTTGGTTCAGCGCACGCCAGTAGACAGTGGGCAGACCAGTACGAATAACAACGCGTTCGCCGGTAGGCAGGTTGCCTTCCTTGAACACGCAGTCTTCGAGGATCTCGTTGCTCTGCGAAAGCAGTTCGGCAACGACGGGAACTCGACCGTCCGGGTCGACGCGTTTGGCCCAATCGGCCAGGGTGAGAGAGTTGTTCGACAAAGTAGCCATGATGGACTCCTATTAAGTTTGCTGATTTGAATAGAGCGCGGATGCCAAGTCGTTGAAACCCTTGGGGCCAGATTTCTGACCGCCTCGAGTGCCGCCGACAAAGCGGTCCTCACTGATTGCTTTGCCTGCCCTGTACATCAATCGGATCATCTCCGGGTGATTTCCCAGGCCAGACTCGTTCAACAACTTGCGCAGTTCTGGCGTACCGAACGAGTCGAGTGCCTTCTTCGCCACGACCAGGTTATCGTTGAGTTTGTCACCCCCGAACTCCTTGTCGGTGCGAGCGGACTCAGCCCACTCGTTGCGCACATTTTCAAGTGCCTGCATCTGACGCTCCAAGATCTTTGGGGCGACTTTGTCCAGCACCTTCTGCGCGGCGTCTTGCGGCAGATCCAATTCCTTGGCGATTTCCGAGAATGACTTCATCACCTCGGGGTCGAACTCTTGGCCTTCTATAGCCTTGAACTCGTACGCTTCCGGTGCTCCCTGCTTTGCGGGTTCACCGGCCTTGTCGCCTGTGGTATTGCCAGCGTCCTGACCATCCTGGCCAGCCTGCTGGTTCTGCGTACCGTCAGCCTGTTGTTGTGATGCCTGTTGCTCGCCACCCGTCGGTTGCGTGCTCGAGGCGTCTTGCGATGCGGGCGTGCCTTCAGTGGTCGTTGCGGCTTGATCCGTCATCAGCGATTCTGTCATTGGATTGCTCCTTTACCATTTGTGGATACAACTCAGGGCAGAGAGCGTGAACCATCGAAAGCATGCGAAGCCCGAAGTTCCTGTTACCTTCTGCGAATGCCATTTGCATCGAGTTGGTATTGAACGACAGACGGAACACGCCCGACTGATCCAGAAGACGCCACACTACACGGCGCCCCCTCTTGCTACCCATGAGCCACTTGAGGTCTGCCTCTTCGTTCTCTTTGGCGATCTTCTCGCGCACTTCCCTTTCGGCTTTGGCGCGTTCCTGCCCTTTGAGATCGATCGGGTCAAATTCTTTGCTCATGGCGCCAATCTACTTACGGCACATCTGGATACGGGTACCGTCATGCCGCAACTTCATGCACTGACAGGTACACAGATGGCATTGCTGGACGCTCTGGGGATGTGGTCGCCGCCTGGTAATGGAATGCAACCTGGGCATTGTCAGTCATCCACATCACCTGAACATACTGGCCAGCATCGATTGGCCCAAAGTAACTGCGCTCTGCCACCAATGCGCCAGGCAAACCGCCATGGCTTGATGGGACGCTGAATCGGGTAAGGCTGTTGGGAATGTCAACGCCGTTGATCCGACCCCACATCCAGAAGTTGTGGGCCTGGTTGTCTGCGTTTTCGATTTGTGCAGTCAAGGTGAACTTGAACTTGCCGCCACGATCAAAAGTGATCTTGTTGGTGTCAACCATTCGAATGCCCTGCTCAATCACTGGTGTGTTGAATCGAATAGGGTTTGCGGTGTTAATGCCATCCGACTGGTCTGCCAGGTCATAAAACAAGCCGTGGTTGCTGGCACGCTGGAAGTAAAACTCAGACCCGTCAGGATCTTTGACGCCGACGATGTCGCCGGTCACTTCGTCATATAGCCAGGGTGCGCCCTGGTACCGTTGGCGTGCCATTATTTTTTCCCCTTCTTGTCTTTGCCGTACAACTTCTCGGCGGCTGAGTCGCGGAAGTCTTGTCGGCTTGGGGCACCCTTCTCGCCAGGCTTGCGCATGCGTTCACCAGATCCGTTCTTGATCCGCTCACGCTTGGCGTGAATGTTGGCCCACAGTCCTGGTCCTGGCATGGCTTACCCCTTCTTCTGTTTATCCTTGGACGGGTACATCTTCTCGGCCATCTGTGAAAACTCACGGCCCACTTTCTGGGGCACGCCGACCTTTTTGGCGAACTCCTTGCTGTGGGCCACGGCCTGCATGAAGCGGGCCTGTTTCTCAGACTTGGCTGGCATGATTACTCGCCAGAGCCGTAGAGCATGGTCGATGCTTCAGCGTTGCGCTGTTGCTGGTTGCCTTGGATCTCCATGTCGGTGATCTGCAACTCGATGCCCATGTCTTCGCCTTCGCCTTGCGTCTCGTACGCACGCGTCATCTTCACATAGGCCTTGGCCATGATCATCATCTCGGTGCCGACCTTCGGCAAAGCGGTGATGCCAAGTTTCTCGAGTTCGTCTTTGCCCAGGCTGATGCACAAGCCGTACGGGTAGCGCGGCTCGTCCATCTCGATTTCGCCAGGCATCTCTTCGCGCTCGGCTGGTTTTTGCATATTGATCAGTGCCATTTGTCAGTCCTTTCAGGGTGTGTTGTAGCCGGAATACATGTCGATCACATTGGTCAAGGCGCTGGGTTCGACGGTCTTCGCCGCCGCCAGATCCTTGGCCGTTGCCGCTTGCTGTTGCATTGCGGCCATTTGCTCTTTCGCGGCCATTGCTTGGTTGCGCTGATCGCGAAGCATTGCGACCTGGTCACCAGCCACGATCATGTTGGGATCGACACCCAGCATGTCAGAGTAAGCATCGACCCATGCGTCGCCGTTGAACTTGTCGAGCACCTCGGGCTTCATGCCTGCGACCACACCCAGGTTGCCGACAAAGCGGTCGACGCTGTTGGTGCCGATCGCACGCTGTGCCTGGGCCAGCATCGATACAAACTCGACCGACAGTTCCATGCCTTGCAGTTCGGGCGGAGGTGGCAATAGCACACCGGCCTCGACCATGCGAGTGAAGGTCATGTCGATCAATGGGGACAGCAGTTCGTTGTGCAGGCGCTCGAGCACGGGGCCAAGCATGAGCAGTTTCTCTTCGTGACGCTCGGCCACCTCGGTCGCAGTCATGCGAGTGTCGGTTGCGTTGGCCAACATCAAAAACAGGTCGGCATAGAACGCGCCACGGATGCGCTCGCGGCAGTCCATGATGTCGTTGAGCAGGTACTGCAAGTTGAGGTTGACCTCGAACGCAGACTTGATGCCGCCGCTCGGTGAGTTCGCATCGACGAACGAGACGCCGCCAGGCAGAGTCTCGACATCGCGGTTCTTCATCGAGGTCGGCACTTGGAGCGGTGGCCGCACCTGGTAGTCGATGGCCTGGGCCTTGCGCAATTGCTCGTGCTGGAGTTGCTTGACATCGCCGAGCGCCTCCATGCCAGGGCTGTTGCCATAGATGTCGCCGCCAGTCGTTTGCCAGCGCGGGGCCACGGCAGGAAATACCTTGAAGCCAGACTCGCGCAAGAACTTGTTGTTGTCGCCACCCACCTCAAAGTGGTACGACGCATACGGCATGTTGAGGTTGTCGCGCTTGCGAGTGTCGCGCAATGCACGCGGTTCGATCGCATGGATGATGGGCACCCACTGGTCGAACGATCCACGGTCGTACATGTTGCGCACAGTGGTCGAGCAGTTCTCGCGCCCAAACTCTTGCACCACCTCGGCTACAGTCTTCTCGTATTCGCGATAGACGGTGTCGACCTGGCCCTGGTAATTCGTGGCGATGCAATACTCGCCGCAGGTCAGGGTGTAGTGGTGAATGATGTTGTTGAAGTCCGGCAGGATGATCGACACATCAGTGCCGAATGCGCCGAGTTCTTCGTACATCGAGTGCAGTGAGCGGTAAGTGTTCGACCGCTGGAAGACGGTTTGCATGCGGCGCGTCGTATCGTCGAGCCACACCTTGACCGGCTGGTACTTGTTGAGTTCAGGGTCTGCCGTCGACAAACGGAACCACGGGCGTGCAGGCGATGTGGCACCAGCCATCATGCCAGCGCCAAGCACGCGCAATGCGCGGGTGCCGGTGTTGTCGTAGATGTTGTTGTGCCTGCGCCAGCCCTTGTCGCGGTCCTGGACAAAGTAGCGACCATTGCGCGGTAGCAAGTAGGTCGTGATCTCTTGCCAGTGCGCCCACCAGGATGCACGCTCAGACTTGAGTTGACCCCAGCGCGTGAACAGTTTGTCCCGCGTCGGGGCGTTGGGATACGACTGTGCGTCGCTGGGGAATTGACTCATGGTTTAACCGCCGAGAAGTGTGTTTCTGCCGAGTGCCAGTTGCTGTGGGTCTACACCCTGCGGGCCTGTCAGCATAGTGCCGCCTGCGCCGCCGCCTGCCGCCGCCTGGGTATCAGCCAGGATGGCTTGCGTGTCGGGACGCTTCTGGTTTGCACGGTTGATGTTCTGTTGAGCAGTGGCCTGCTGTTGCGTGGCCATTTCAACCTGTTGCTGTTGCACGACCTTCTGTTGCTCAAGTCCAGCCTTCTGGATCTTTTGCCCTTCCTGGCCCTGCTTGTACTGCGCGGTCGTTGCCGCCGCCACAGCACCAGCACCTGCGGCCACAAGGGCCGTTGCTCCAAGGGCTGACGCGCCACCTGCCGCCGCCGCTCCAATCACTGCCGCTACACCCATGATGATCTCCTTTCAGATCTGAATACTGAAGATGATGTCCTGCACGCCATAACCGAGTCGAGGCATCATCTTCTCCAGCGGCGTGCCAGTCTTGGCATGCCACAGCATCAGACGGGCGCCGCGCTCTTTTGCGGCCTGTTCCGTCTCGCGGATCAGTCGCAGTCCAAGTCGGCCACACCTCTTGTCTTCAGTCACGAAGAGCAAGTCGTTGCTACATGTTACGAGGTCAGCGTAATGCGGATGGTTGGTCACAACATTCACCGAATACCCCACGATCCTGTCGCCCTCAAACGCGCCGAGGATCAACAGCATGCCGTTGGCCTCCAGGGTTCGGTACTTCTGCTCGTCGGGCTTGAGCACCATCACCTGCTTGTTCAGGGCGATCTCTTCCCAGTGTTCGGCGAACAGTTCGCCAGCATTGGCCAGCATCTCGTCGACATTGGAAGGTCGGATTTCAGTCATGGGTTCCCCACTATTGACGCCACAGTAGTGGCTGAATTATCGGATACGGGTACCTGGCGCATCGGAAAACGCGGCGTGACCGCGTCGATGATGATGTGAATGCGGTCGGTATCGCCGTCGTTGCGTGCTGAGTGCGTGACCTTGTGGTCGAACCACCATGCCTCGCCTGGCGCGAAGTGCTGAGTGTTTGGCCCAGCCGTCAGCGTCGCCTTGTCTGTGCCGGTCACTGCCACATGGAAGCGGGCATAGTGGTCGGCATAGGTGCCCTCATCGATGTGCGGCGTGACCACGCCACCAGGCTTGAGTTTGACGATGAGCACGCGGCCCAACTTCTCGACCTTAAGCACATCTTTCAACAATGGGCGCAGGGCTGGCACCAGCACATCGGCCAGCGTGTCCATCACTGGGTAGTCGTACGCGCCGATGTCAAACATGTAGTACCAGGGAGTGAACTTGTACGGGCCACGCGGGTAGATGCATTCGGTGTCCGCGTGCGCTGTGCCTGTGTACTCCTGGCGTGCAGTGATCTCGCCCCACAGGTGCGGCATCTCCTCGAGCCTGGCGCGGATCGGCTCGACATCCAGGCCAGTGGCCAGTCGTTCAAAGGTGCGCATAGGGGTCGTGCTCCTTGCTTCGCTTGTAGGCGCCCAGTTCCTGCATGATCGACCGCTTAGGCGTGTCCATCAACGCCAGGCAGTAGGCCGATGCGTAGTCCGGCGAGCGCCCGATCTTCTCGAGGATCTCCTCGCGGCTGGCCACGGCCACGGTCTGGCCCACCAGTTTCCAGGTCGGTGCGCACAGGTCGGCCAGCAGGCGTTGATCTGGTGGCAACGCGATGCCGGTGTTGTTGGCTGGGTCCAGCGCCTCGCGCATGCGCCACCACAGTTCGGATCGCTGGTTCTTGAACCGCAGGCGCCCGCTCTTGTCCATGCCCAGCGCGGCCTCGGCCACATTGACGCCCAGCACCTGCTGGCCCATCTCGTTGAGGAAGTCGTACGGGCTGGAGCCGACGCCCGACCGGAAGAGCGTCGGGTAGGGAAAGAGTGGAGTTGCAGGGGGCTGCGGGATCTATACCAAAAACACAACAGAATAGCATGTCGCGAACTGCAAATGTAGCTGAACAAGACCGCACACTAGGACCAACGAAGATATTATAACCGTATCACATACAAACCCGCACACTGAATAAGAACACGGA